GCACTCGTAGTGCGCAGCGCCATTGAGCCATTTACCATCGGGAAGCTCTGTGCGGTCGTCACGCTTTCCTCCCCCCATGCCTCGTGATAGCTCATGCTCGAAACTTGCGTCCTTGAGCGCCAGCGGACCAGGGCACATCGGCGCGTACCCGGCAAGGCAGCAGATGCCATTCTGGCGCTTCAGCATGGCCGCGATGCGGCGGTGGTACTCCCTGCGCCCCTCCGTGGTCCCCGTCTCTGGGTGGTTGCGGCAGATTTCGCGCCCGTCCCGCATCGTCTCAAAGGCCGGGTTGTAGCCCTCAGGCTTCGGCTTTTGGCTCGGCTTAGGGAAGGCCGGCACGTAGCTCAGGTAGGCGTGTGGGCTCATTGGCTCACACCGAGGATCAGTCGCCGCGCCTCGTCTGACCGGCACTGGCAAAGCTGCCAGTAATGGGCGTTGCGGAGGCGGAGAATGCGCATCTGCTTTTTCGTCAGACCGAACCGCTCTTCCCATGCTCGGGTAACGATGTTGCGGAAGGGCTCGGTTGAGAGTCCGCCGTCGTAGGTATTTGCGGGTTTGGCTTTTTGTTCCACACGCTCTCCCTGAGATATTTTGCTATTGCGGCCACTTGCCGGTCCACGATGGCGCGGTTGTCTTGCCTGGGTGTGCCGCTCATGCCGTCGCCTCGAAGTCGAATACCTCTTGCTGGAGTCTCCGCGCCGCGATCTCGCAATATGGCTCGTGCAGTTCAATCCCGGTTGCGGTCAGGCCCATCGCCTTTGCCGCTACAAGCGTGGTTCCTGAGCCACAGAAGGGGTCTAGCACTGTCTTTGCGTTGGGGAATAGGGATAGGCACCATTTCATCAGAGCGAGGGGCTTCTGGGTGGGGTGCCCAACTCGCTCTGCGTTCGTAGCGGCAATGGTCCAGTCGAAAAGGCGCGTATTTGCGTCCCGGCTCGTCCACGCAAGTTCGCAGTCTGCTGTGGAGGGCGTGCTATCGCGCTTATACCAGACAAGCCATCCACGCGAGGGACGCAAAGGGAAATAATTTCCGCCCCAAATTATCTGTTCCTCTGCGCATTGCAAAGCTATGGATACGTCAGCCGCCTCAGAATCCCACTGGAGTTTAGCGCGTCTTCCCCACTTCCCGTTGCCTCCTCCTCCGCAATTTAGTAGGCCATACGGAGGATCAGTCAACAGCAGGTCGCACTTGGGCAGTGTCGGCAGAACTAACCTGCAATCTGCGTTATAAATGGTTATCCCACCATGCTGATAATAGGGTTTCATGCCATCGCCTTCCGGCGCTCATACTCAACAGCCCGCGTGCAGCCGATGCGATGCTCTTCGTTCTCATGGATTGCCAGGTACAGGAGTGCTCCTTGGTGGTCGTCCGCGTCAAGGTCGGCTTTCTCTATGACCCAATTCAGGAATTCGCGAATTTGCGAAGCATCCTTGGCCGGATATGTGAATGGGCCAATGGTCTCCAAGTACTCTAGCTTCTGGTCGTGTGTCACCGTCAGTATGTGGAGGAACTTTTTGCGCGTTGCTGTCTTTGTTGCCTCAATCACAGATGGGTCGCTTCGGCATTCATCCGAGATGAACTTACTCGCCAGTTCTACAGCGTTGCAGCGCTTCATTTCACCTAGGTCCAGGAGCGAAGCGGCAGGCAACGCCTTTTGGGTTGTGTTGGCTTCGATTGCGTACCGAAGTTCCGAGTCATTCGGGTAGAGCACCTGCATCCAGCGGTACATCGACGTGTAGGGGATGCCGAAATCTGGGTCGATGTCCAATTTCCATAGCTCGCGTCCAGAGATGATTCTAAAGGCGCACATTCGGATATTGAAGATGCGCCCTCGAATCAAGCTCAACTTGGTTTCGGCATCCTCAAGGATGCGCTCGTAATCGATCAGAATTGACCGGAGTGCGGTCGCTGCCTCCTGAGCAGGACGTAAGGCTATGGCGTTCCAGTCGGGAACCTGTAGGGGATTGTCGGGGTGGGATATTACACCTTTCATAGTCGCTCCCTTGATCCGCCTTCGTATTCGAGTGCCTTCATAAAGCGATACATCTCCGGTGCTGACTTTGATGGGGAAGCCATCGCCGTTTCGTACATCTCCGTTAATTCTCTCCATTCGCGCACAAAGGGCTTCCATTTAGGGAATCGCTGCGCAACTTCATCCATTCTTACCTTCCATGCAGGGAAGAGAGCGAGCAGCCGATAGCAGCGCCCGAAGTCGGAAGGATCATGCGGGACATCGTAATTGCGCATCGGCGTGTTCATCATCACCGCGTAGATCGTACATGATGAGGTCCCGGTATCTCTGCTAGCAAACCACTCTTCTGGAGTGTTGGTTTCCGGTTCGTGGAATTGGCCTTCCTTGCAGTGCAGGTGCATCGTCACGAAGGCTTTCATTGCTGCTGCGAAAATCGGAATAGGTTGCGAACCACCAAGGGATAGCCCCCTCCCACATCGTGTGCAGTGCCCAATCTCGCCAATCTTCCCACCAGCTACTACCCATTCTGCTTTCATATTTTCCTCACTCCTCTCCTTGCACCTTTCATGCTTCTACCCCTGTCGGGAACGGTGAAGGGTGTTCGGTTTCTCCGAAATCTGGCACGTCGAAGAATCCGAGCATCCCCTTGAACGGAACCGGCTTCGGTAAGATGATTGGATCGCGCAACACAAATCCATACTCGCCCACAAAGAACGCGCTCGGATGCGACTTGACGCAATCGACAATCTCCACGCTTCCCACGATACAGCCGCCGGGATCCCGTAAAGCCTCTATTTCTGGGAAGTGAAGATATGGCAGGGAGATATGATCTGCCATCTCCATGTCCCGAATGTCTTCGAGATCATCAAGGATCGCACTCATCTTCCAGAACTTGCTCGCGTGTATCCACACACGCCCTCGAAAGTTCGTCGGCCAGTCCCGATTCTCGACAGGCTTTCCGTGCAGGATTGCCCACCACCAAGGCGCCCTAACGCTCAATGCCTTCATAGTTCACACACTCCATCAATTCCGGTATGCCATATTCGGCGATGATCCGCTGCACTTCTACCGCGCATATTCGCCGTCTCAATTCAGATGGGAAAATTTTACATCTGAGATCGTACACATGCTCAAAAAGATTTTGTTCCACTCGGCTCCAGTAATCCTGCTCCTCCAAGAAAACCGCTTTGGCCATGATGCACAGTCCATACTGATGCTCCAGCCTCTTTAACTCCTCTTCGTCCCTCCAGACTTGCATCATTGCCGGCGACGGCTTCCAACTCGAATCAGCGAACAGGTCTCCCAGCCTCAATCCTACCGCCGCCAGCACTGCATCCTTGGAGCATCCGGCATAACAGCCTACGATGGTCGTACCTGAATTCTTGCCTTCCTTGATCTCAAGGCTGGCCATCCTATCCCGGTGTACGGGGCACTTCGCCATCCACTTTCCACGGCCAACCCTACGCGCTCGGAACAGTTTCGCTATTTGCGAGGCGGTCACGAGTCGATCTTTCCCCCGTTAGTTAATTCCGCAAGCCGCCGTATCTGCTGCAATGTCAGGTTGTAAAAAGTTACCGCCCACCCGTTCTCCTCCGAGTAGCTGACTATGCTTTCCGCTCGGAACAAGCCGCAGAGAGTCGCCTTATTGATCTCCGTCGATGATACCGTGCTCCACCGGAGGCGGGTGTCCGCTGGTCGAAGATCGCCGAGATACTCGCCCTTGCGTAAATACTCAGACCTTGCTTTATCTCTGGCGATTGCTTCGCCTTCCGCTTCCACAGTCACAGACTCCGGCAATACCCTTCCGAAGCGCTTGATGTCAAATTCATAAAAGTTCATGCTTATCACCACTCTCCTTGATACTCCGGTTCTTCGGCTGCTTTGGTTGCCGCCATCTGCTTTTGCTGTTCACGCCATTTACGGCCCGACTCTGCGATAAATTCCTTGACGGCCTTGCGTGGGGTCATTGGAACCTTATTCAATCCTGTTGGCGGTTGCCCGTATTTTTCGACATATTTATGCCACGCCCATCCATCTTTGAAACCCCGGCGCTCGGCAAAGTCCAGGAGCCCAGAGTAGAATGCTTGCGGCTCACCTTGTCTTTTCTTCTCAGCCCGCGCCGCTTTATCTTGTTCCGCTAATGCCTTCTTCGCTTTCTTCGCAGCCCTCGACTGGCGCAAATCAACCAACTCTCCGTCGAGCGTCACGGTGTCGTCTACGACAATCGCGGTTCCGCACGTTGAGCACTTAAAAGCCCCACGCGGAAGGAGCGCTCGGCAGACTGGGCACTGCTTGCGCTTGACCTCTTGGGGAGCCGCTTCGTCTTTCTCGTAGGCGCTGCCCTTGACGTGAGGCGGTGTGGTGTCGAGTGTCTCATGGAAGATGTCGGCGAACCATCCGTAGCGGTTCGCATTGCCCACATGATCGTTGAGCCAGCAATACTCTTTGCCTTCCGCCGGCCTCAATCCGCGCCCCAACTCTTGCACGATGTCAGCTTGGTTCTTGCGCGGGGCCGCGCTGACAATGCAGCGCACATCCTCATCAACTCCGGTGGAAAGGCACCCAACGCTCACGATCCCCTGCGATTCCTTTCGGCGGAACCGCTCGAAGATGGGGCTGCGTTTCGACGTGAAGGCGTCGATGTAATCAAACTTGATTCCCTTGGCCTTGAACGCTTCCTGATACGCAAGAGCCGTGATCCTCCGCCGCGCGAAAACGAACGTCCTGTCGCCTGGGTGATTGCCCTCTTGCCGGGTACGCAGCCATGTGTCAACTATGTCGGCTACGACTTCCGTTTTCTCCATAAAGTGTGCGGCGGCGTCTTCCTGAATGTCGCCATCCTGTCCGGTTTTCAGATGTTCAATCTCTCGCAAGAACTCTAGCTTTGGTCCGATTCCTTTGATGGGGACCAGACCAACGGACGGGTCTTTCTCGTGGTACTCCAGCATATCGTTGATTGTGGAAAGCACGATGAGCTTGCTGAAATGAAGACCTAACCCTTTCTTCCACGGCGTAGCTGTGAGGGCGAGAACGATCTTCCACCTCTCCATCAGCTTCCACATCCGGGCATCGGCAAGATGAATTTCATCGAGGATCACGAAGTCGAAGTCAGGCACTTCCCGCGAGTAGAGCGTATCAAAGCACGCGATCTGCAATTTAGAGCTTGCGTCGGTGCGCTTGTGGTTTGCCTGCATGATCCCAATGTCGTGTATTCCTTGCGCTTCAAACGATTCGAGCGTTTGGTCTACCAGCGATATGCGCGGGCAGGCGAACAGAACTCTGTTCCCCTTTGCCATAGAGGAAGATGCAAGATGAGCCGCAATGACCGTTTTCCCGTAGCCGCAAGGAGCCTGCCCAACAATCTTTTTATGACCCTCTTTTACAGCGGCGCGAAACATGGGGATCGCAGGCTCTTGATACCAGCGCATCGGATGAAGTTCGCGTACCTTTTTATCAAATAGAGAACGATTCATTTGAATAGATTCCCCTGCTCAGGCAGCGGCGGTTCCGCCTTCTTCGCCGCCGATTCAGCCGCGCTCCGGTCGTAACACGGGATGCAATAAGCGAGTTTCTTACCCGCAACACGGTGAGGAGTGTCTTTGTGGCAAACATTGCACCACCAGCTTACCTCTACCGTATTGCGGGTGAAATGTTGCAAGGCTTACTCCCTAGAGATTTATTCGCGGGTACGCGCCCACACAAGCAATGCTTTGAGTGTTTGGCTGATTTCCGCCAGTTTCGCCGTCGCCTCGATCTGCAATCGGAGAACCATTTTCGGGTCTTCATCCTTATCCTTCCACCCGATTTGACGGTTGTAGTCTCTAATTTTGTCCGGCGTCATTTGTAGCCTCCTTTGGCTTTCATTATTCGCAGATGCTGGGTAGCCCCTTCCACTTCATCCAGCGGCGGCGTAGCTCGGTCTTTGCCTCCACCGACTGGAGCTTGTCGAAGCAGGACGTATTCAGATGTCGCCAAATGTCCGCATCGTTAAAGCCGTTCCATAGCTGGCCGAACAAACGCCCATCGCAGCAGAACGCCTCGCCTATCTCCGCACAGACCAAGCATGTGTTGTGGTGGCGCCATAGTCCCTCAAAGAGGACAGAATAACGCTCGTAAACCTGTCCAGGACTTATCGTCTTGGCGCACTCGCAGCATGTGTGCGGTTTCCGCGCCTTCACTTCTCTCCGGTCCCATACTTCTGCTGGCCCGTCGAAATAATCGCCTGTGTTGATGCAAACTCCGCAGTCGCTCATATTCATCTCTCCTTTGGCTTACTCTAGTTTCATGTAGGGATACTTCCCTTTGATGTTCGTGTGAAGTTGACGGTAGGCGAATCGCGCCCGCCGCAGTTTCAGGTACTCATCTTCCGGCACCCCGGCGTACTGCCCCTTCCCCTTGGCGAACTGGCAGACCAGCGTACCGTCAGACCAGCCCGCAGAAAGCAGTTGACGGTTCGGGTCCGTAACTGCGTACATCGCTATTTGCCGGGGCACGGCGGCCTGTTCCTGAGGCTTCTGCGCCTCCGGGGTGGGGATGGATGGCTTGCACGTCTCGTAGTGCCTCACCGCTGGCCCGAGCAGTTGGCGCATAGGGTCTATGGCCAGTTCCCGCTTGCCCGGTGAAGCGAAGACCTCGACAGGCTCCCGACAGGCCGGGCACGTCTCGCATCGCAAAAAGACGTAGCCGGCTGCAAGGAGTGATTCAAGGTTGATCGGAAAGGGCATGACTATTCCTCTGTTATCTTCCGCACAAGTTCACGCAAAATGAAAAGCTGCCCCATGCCGTAGGTTGAAGCTGGATTCCTGGTCTTCTCTAGTTCCGCGATAGCATTGAGCATTTCATCAACGGCAATTTCTTGCCCTTTGCGAAACGCCTCCTTTTCGCCATCGCTTAGCGTGTTGAAATCCATGCCACACCCTCAATACGAGAAGTTGACGTGGGGGATGAGTCCCTTGGTTATGGCCGTCAAGCCAGCGATAGCTTGCTGCCGAGTGTAACCGCAGTGGAAGATGAAGGCCGCTACAGCTTCGCTGTTGATGTGCTGCTCATGTGTCTTCTCCACGGGGCGCGTGACTTCCTGAGTCGGCTCATTCGACGGTTTGTCTACAACCTTGTCCGCCGCCTGCGCTTCCATCGCCGCGTACTCCGCTGCCGCCGCATCTGCCGCTCGCTTCCGTTCGGCCTCTACTGCCGCCGCGACCCGCTCTGTCCACATCTGCGAAGCCTCTGCCTCGTTCTCAGCCTCAGCCCTTGCCGCCGCATCCGCCCTCAGTCGCTCCAGTTCGGATCGCTCGGCCTCGGCCACCTTGCGACGCTCCAGTTCCGGCTTGAGCCGCTTGAGAACGGCAACGATGGTACTCTCCGCCGACACCTTGTACTCCTGCATGGTGGATGTGTCGTAGTTTTCTACTGCACGGATGGTTTCTTCGAGAAGCTCGATACCGGGATTGTCGGCGAAATTTGCCATGTTTTCCAGCATCTTTACTTTTCCGGCCAGCCGCATCTTGCGCGTCTCTTCCTCTTGCTCCCACGCCGTCAACGGCCCCAGCACAGCGTCTTCGATGTCACCGACGGCTCGGACCAATCGGCGCTTCTCCCCGTCGATGCCCGCGACATAGCGTTTCATCTTCCCAGTCAGTTCTTTCGCTCGTGCATCGAGGCCGGTACGCAGTTTCTGGAGAGGCTTCGCAAACTGCTTGAGTTTGGTACGCGCCTTCTCGGTGGAGATGTCGTACTTCTTCGCCTCTGCGAGCCAGTCTGTGCGCATGGTAGCCAGTTGCTCGTCTGTGACCTTCCCCGGAGTGAAGAGCAGGTCGTCGGCCATGCCGTCAATCAGTGCCAGTGCCGTGCCGGGGGGTGGGGTATCATCCTGGGTCACGGTCTCCCCAGTCGTCGTGCTGGCCGTAGTCTTCATGTCCGTCCCAGTCCCAGACGATGAGCGGCTGGGTTGGGTAGGGTCCGCTTCCACCTTCACGTACGGGTACAGGTCCGGGCGGCTCTTGATGTCCCGCGCGAAGTAGGAGTGGATGGACGGCGCATCCAGGATCGCCTGGTACTTCACCGGCGTCACATTCTTGTAGAGGTAAACGCTCCCATCCTCACCTGCCGCGAGTTGCCTCTTGTTCGCGGGGAACCTTACTCCAAACGGATATTCTGCTCCGCTCTCATAGCCGACTGCCGCGATTTGCGGATCATCGACTTCATACCACTTCATACCGGACGGTTCCGGCGTGGGGCGCGTGTTGAAGTCTTCCGTCATTTCACTTCTCCTTGAACCACAGGTTTCCCGTTGAGATACTCGACATACTCGCCGTTCTCATCCGTGATCGCGACCACATCGTTAATGTCAACGAAGTGTCTGCCATCCTTGTCTCTCTCGGTTACAAACACTTCGATGAGTTTGCCTACCGAGTTTTGGAGCAAGTCAAACAAGCTCGCGTGCCAGCAAACCGCGTGCTCGCAGGTCCACTTCCCATCCGGCGCGAGGAGCTTCCCGGTGAACGCAACATTCATCGAGGCGTTGGTCGTGCCCTCGGCTGGCCAGAGTTTCACCGCCCGCACGGTAAAGACAAGGTTATGCCCCGCCCTTTTAACCGTCTGTTTGAAGCCCTGTGCGGCTGCTGGTGCGGTCGCTGCGCGTTGGGTGGTCTGTTGGGTAGGTTGCAGCGCTCCGGTCGCTTGTGGGGGTTGGAGCGATATTACACTCCCCGGCGTAACAGCCTTCGGTGTGCGCTTTCCCGCGCCTTGGGCATCGGTATCCTCGTCCGGGGCCACGCCGATGAAAGAGCATCCATCGTAACGCCGGAAGTAGGTGGACTCTGCCCCGAACTGCTGAGGCTCGCCCGCTTCGGAGATTGCGATGCCGTCCGAGGCCATCCACTCGCCCGACTCGTGCAGTAGGAACGTGACCACTCGCAGTCCATCGGGGAAAATGACGTGGGGCTGCGAGAAGGCGATCCCGTGCTTCGAGAGCCGAGGGAGCGCCATTGCGAGACAGTCGGCAAGGTCTGCGTAGTTGTAGGAGTAATCGCTGCCGGTCTTCGTTTTTATCTTTGCCGTCTTGTTCTTCGGCACCGTCACATACTCAGCTTGGGCCGCTGCCAGTGCCTTGGCGATTGCCGAGATTGATTCGCTGTGTCTCACATTACCCTCCTGTTTATCGGGTTGAATCCCCGGCCCTGCCAAGTGACACAGGCAAGGCTCCGTCGTAGACTGCCGCTAACTGAGCTTGGCCTCCAGCTTTGTTCTGCGGGCCGGGAAACTTGGTTAGAACGGTACGAGCGCCGCTTCTTCCTCAGCGGAGAGAATGGACGGGCACTCATAGCGGGCGGGGCGAGCGGGTTCAACGAGGATGCACATCTTGGAGCGCGGGATGCCGAGAACGAACCCGTCTCCTTCGAGAGTGAAATCCTCGTAGTCTGTGCCCTCGTGGCGAATCTTCTTCGTTAAGGGACGGGACAGAACCTTCGCCAATTCGAGGAATGTCTGCTTATCGTCGTTGACTGGGGTGATTGAAACGTAAGTATGGATTTCCGCTTCGGGAGCCTTTTCGAGGTCGCGGGCCAGCCTGCGGAGCTTCAGTACGAATTCAAGTGCTTTCATCTATTTTCTCCTTTCTTTACGGATTAAAACATGCCGCCGCCTTTCTGTCAACTATTATTTCATATTTTTTAGTTGCCATATCGGTATGGTTGGTGTACTGTGTGACTATGACTGAAAAGCCCAGTTCGATCATGCTAAACGCCGACGACCGGAAGATTGTCGAGTGGCTGCGCAAGCGTCTCAGTAAAACGCATGGTAAGGTTAGCTTTACCTTTATCGCGCGTCAGGCTGTCCGCGCTCTTCAACGTGAATTGAGGGGTCCGCGTGATGGCGCTGTGTAATTGCGGATGCGGGCAAATAGCGAATAAATTTAGGCAAAGAGAAAGGGCATCCCGAAGGACGCCCATCTCCGCTCTGGCGTAACGCAACGACTCTTTTCCGTATCGGGTTAGCCGATCAGTTCCTCAGTGATTACAGTCTCCGGCGCAACGCCCATCCATGAGCAGACGCTGGCCTGATAGCTGCTCTGATTGTTCCCATCGCTGGGCGGTGCCCACTTGTTGAGCGCCGCCGCGAGGTTCATGCCGAGGTAGCTTTCCATGAGCAGCGTCCGCATAGCGCCCCATCCGGCGTCAGGCGACGGGAAGCGGGCGAAGCGGGCGGTTCCCGTCTTTCCGTCCGGGATCGTCTCCAGCACGGCATGGTAGGGTGCGCTTTCCTGCCAAGGTTCAAAGTTGAGATTTCCGGGATTGTTGTTTCGCGTTGCACGGTTTGCAGGAGGGCCAAAACCCTCCATGCGGGCTATAGCTTGGATGAGCGTCAGCATGAAATCTCCTTCGGAATGAGAATTATCCCTTTGGCTTCCACGGAAGTTAAAGGGACACCTTCCTTCAAAACAGCGGTGGCAAAATGTGTGAATGAATCCATAGGGTAGTGGCGTCCACGCCACCGAGAAAGGTCAGTTTCTTTTTTTCAGGGTGTAGCCATTTGTGGTACCAAGTCGCGCTGTCGGTGGTCATTTCGGCGACGTTCCCGCTGGTGGTTGCTGTGCTATCGATTATCTTCTTCACGTCGTCCGACATGATCAGCGCATTTACATCCTTTGCTGTGAGCGTGTACTGGGCCACGAGGGGCGGCAGGGCATCAATGGCAGGCTTAGCGGCAACCAGATCGTCTCTCGCCGCGTCCAGGGTGCCTGTGGCGCTTCTGGCGGTGCCTGCAAGGGCGGAAGCGGCATCTCCGAGCTTTGCGGATGAATCCCCCAACATATTCACTGCGGCGACCGTAGGTGGAGAGATTTGCTCCAGCGATGGGATCAGGCCGCAGTTTCCGCTAACAGTCTTGCCGGACATTTCCACCAGCACCTGGTGTGGCCCAAGAGGCCCCTCAGCCCAGGTTGTAGGCGGAAAATATCCGTTGCCCATCTTACCCGGCTTAGGGCATGGTTTCAGGAGAGCGATCACGATATCTCTGATAGAGGCGGTGGCGTCGAGCACCCCCTGATCCGTATCTGTGATTGTCTTGTTCGCAGGGGCCAGGGCAGCGCTCAATATGGCAGGGGAGTTCGCGAGGGCGGCACGAGCCAGCAATTGAGTTTGGTGCGTATCCCACGCAAAGAACGCTGCGCTCAGCCCCACGGCCAAAAGGCACAGCGTCTCCGCGATCAGTTTGGGAGTCTGCCAGTTCATCAGGCTACGCCGCCGGGGTGAAGTCAACGTAGAACACGCCGCCAATCGGTAGTTTGGCAACAGCGTCCGGGTTGGTGATCGTCATAGTGATCTTCCCTGAAGGGGTTGCGGCAGAGTAACTGTTGTCTTCGGCGTTGGTACTACCGCCATAAACAGCATTCAGTTCAACTTCCACATAGGTTGAGGTCGCACTGTGATTCGTGACCTTGCTTACGAAGAATTTTCCTCTTACATCGGACATCGTATTTATCTCCTGTCAAGTTGGTCGAGTGTTGGTTTCGGCTTCACGCGCACCCCACCAATCTGAGGAGGAAGCCGTGGGCGCTTTGGAGTCTTCTTGGGCATCAGGTTACGCTGCAGACGTGGAAGTCGCCGTCGATGCCGGCACCGGGAAAGAACTTACCAGCGTGTTGACCGTGCTCACTGCCAGATTGACGGCGGCGACGGACTGAGGATTGGTGATGTTTTCCGCCTGCTCCAGGCTTCCTAGGTCCGTTGCGACGCCCGCGAGCAAACTCTTTCCAGAAGGCGTTGGCCCGACTGTTTTCACCAACGTGTTCACGGCCAGAAGTTCCTGTTGCGCCTTCGACACAATATCGCCCACGAGAGTCGATGCCGGACCGTTGCTTTCAAGCGTGAATACGGTTTCCAGAGAAATGCCGACGACATTGACGCCGACGCTCAGGATATTGTAAAAGGCGGGTTCTTTGCCCCACCAAGACGCCAAAGTCTTTTCTGCTTTGGCAAGGACACTTTCGATTGCGGAGATAACACTCATGTTATGCGCCTCCTCTGGCGCTGTGCTACTTGGTTGGACTGTCGGGAAAGGTGGCGCCTGGGTTATTGATTGTAGCGTTGGGTCCTGTCGAGTTGCTGGTTGCGCTTGCGTGACCGGCAAAGGCTCCGAGGGCACCGCTGACGAGGTTACTTGCGATTGCGAGGACCGCAGTGCCAACTGCGACCGGGTCCGGGTGAAAAAGTACGGCCAATGCAACGATCACCCCCAGAACTGCGAGTACGACTGCCCAGAACGGTTCAGGTAATTTCATTTTACACCCCCAGAAGTGCCATTAGAACTGCCCAAAATAGATAGGAAAGCTTCATAGCGTTCCCTTCCCGCTGCAAACGCAGCACTTCAAGTGCTCCTGAATCCCTTCGCGATAGTCAATCTTTACCCACCCCAGCCCATCGCAGAGGGAGCAGATACGCTTCCAAAACAGGTTTTTGATAAACCAAATCATTACTTTAACCTCGTGAAGATGAGGCCGCCAATAAAACCAATCACACTACCGATCATCGTAAACGCAGCGGCAATCCCGGCCACGAATTGCTTCCACGATTCCAATCGCGTGACTCGTTCTGCTAATTTGGGTAAATCCTTTGTACGCTCCACCAAAAGGTCGAGCGTGGTTTTCATATCGGCCAACGTTACGCTATGGTCCTTCAGGAGTTGGGTCTGCGAATCCTCTCGCTTTCTGGCAAGATCGTCGCGCTCTTTGGTGAGCCGCTCGATGTCCTTTTGGAGTGCGTTCACCCCCTCGAATTGGCTGACGTTTGTTCTGCGCTCGATCACTTCCCCTCCTTCAGTCCCTAAGCCCCTAAGCTCCCTTGGGTATAAACCACCAGTACAGAGATACGCACCGTTTGCACTGCGCCCTCCGATACGGTGCCTACGGAGCGGCGTCAATCAAGGCCGTTCTCGGCTCCTGAGAGATGGCAGAGATTATCCTTGGCGGATTGGTACCACCCGTCTGGGCAAATAACCTTGTACCGAACAGTAGGCATAAGATCGTTCGTCTCAAGTATCGTGATTGGCTGAATTGTTTTGTCAATGGCTTCACCCCCTTCCCTGTGACTTCTAAGATGTAGGCGCTACAAACGAATGGTAGTAAACAATTACCCGGATAGCACCAGCACCCGGAGTTGCATTAAAGGTTACTAACACCGCCGCAGCCGATGCTTGCAGAGCATAGGCGCTTGGGATACAAACCCCTGTTGCCCCACTAGTCAACGTGCTCTGTGTTGAGCAATACTGACTCGTAGACCCGGTTTGTCCAACAGTGAAACTTGCCGCCGTGGTGATGCTGGTAGTTACGCGATAAACCACCGCATCGATTATAGAGTTCGCCGGGAGACAACTTAAAGCGGTCGTCGTTGTGGCACTGCCTGTGTTAACAGTCGTGGTTCCAAACGAAGTAGCACAGGCGGAGGACGACTCGGTGATGCTGGACTGATACGTCGGGTCCGCCGTCGAGATAGAGCCAAGGAAGTTCTGCGGCCCGTCAGTCCCCTTCAGATAAGTCAAAGTTGACTGGGTGCCGTCCTGAATCCTCCACATGTGATCCCAAACCGGAAGGATTGCGTTATCTCCAACGCCACTCGCCACCGCGAAGTTGGCATAATTTGTGCCAATGTACGCTGAGGTTGGAGTACTCGCGCTGGAGTTCTCAATGGTAAGTGGGGCAGTGCTCGAACCAGGAAGAATGACCCCGATCTGCCACTCCGCTGTCATGCCGCTCCCGATAGCAGCGTAGTTCTGATGATGCTGAATGTTGTGAATGACGGTGGGTCCGCTGAGCACGTCGTTTTCGTCAAAACCAACCACATAAGATGTATCATCCTCCGCGTAGTCAATTTCAGTCCCAACGGCAACGAAGCCACAAGCAGCATAGAAAGAGTGTACAAACCCGAAGTGAGCCAGACCAAGATACTCACCACAGCCTTCATAGGTATAGTAGGCAATAGCCCCAGTCTGAGCAACTGTTTCACTAACAGTCAAAGTCAGACCAGTTATGGTGATCGTGTTTGCGCTTGCATTGACAGTCGGGGACCGGGACGTCCCTGGAAGCGCACACCCGCCAGCGGAACCTGTGAAGTTCGCAAACTCAACAGGCTGTGTCACGCCAGTTAAAGGGTCAATCGTTCCCGGCACGAATGTTCCCGGCAACCCAGTCGCGGGGTTGTATGTCAACACGATAGTTCCAGTGCCGGTTCCTGCGGTCGATGTGCAGCTTGTTACGTTGAATAAGGTCGCTGTTCTTTTACCATCCGCATCAGATACAAGTTCATTTGCTGCATTCGAGTCAGACCCATTTACAACCAGTCCCCACTGCGCAGATGCATTGTTGTCAAACCACACAGTGAGTGTTGATGTGGAACTTGAGCAACCGCCAACAAGACCAGCATTGTTCTGCGAACCATCCATTACGATGGTATAACTAGTGATCTGGTAACTTGAGTTGACATTTCCAAGAATCACCGGCACCTGGTAAAAGCAGGGAGCACCGTAACCACCGCTAATAGGCTTGCCGGAAATTTCACCCATTACCTGGTGTGGTCCAAGCGGTCCCTCAATCCAAGTGGTAGGAGGGAAATATCCGAGACAGGCGCTGCTTCCAGAGCCGGGGTGATCGCCAAGCGTACCGGAACAATTGTTTGCATTACTCACGGAAGTAACGTGAGCACCAGATGTGCCACTCAAATTTGCAATTGCTTGTGCCATGCCGGAACCGCCGCCAGATGAGCAGCATCCAATAACGGCAATAGACCCAAGCGATGCTTGACTCATCCCTTTTATCTCGCCCGCAAACGAGCCATATCCCCAATTAGTACCTGGTGTTCCTTGGATCTTGTCTATCTTTGAATTTTCCCCAAGATGCTGCCAATCAAATGAACACGGTGCTTCGTTGTTGGTAACAATCAGATTGATATTTACCACATCGAAGACCTGAAAGGCCGCGTCATTCTTCTCCAGCATACAATTATTGGCGATATTTGTGTTGATGGTTGCGCCGGTCCAGTTGAGATTTGCTCCACCAAGATCAACAGATACAGTAGCCGGAAGAGCCGGGTATAGGACCGTTGGTGCCCCTGGATAGCTAAGTTGGGGCCACAGGCTTTGCGCCGCCGTATTGATGGTCCCGATCCCCCGAGCCTTCACGCTCTGCGCGTTGCCGGTGCTGTAGTATGTATTCACCGCGTTGTTGAACGCCACATCGTACTGGGTTGTGTACGATGTAGGAGTAATAGAGTACAGATTGAAGACCGTTCCTGCTGTTATGGCCGCCGTCGTTGGCGCGGAGAGCGTTATTGTCCCAGTTCCGCCGCTCAAAGACGAACTGCTGACCGTCACGAGCGGTGATGCCATTCCAGCAATCGTAGGAGCCTGGATCGTAAGCCCGTTACAGACACCGCTATTACACGTGCCATAATTTGTCGCGCTGACTGTGACGGTCGCGCTGGAAGCACTTGCGCTTCCTGCCACTTGCGCGACTAAGGCCCACGCATTCACCACGGCTGACGCTGGCGCACACTGCACCGACCATTCCCCACCTATGGTCGCCCCGCAGGAGTTTCCTGCCGCAGTAACGGTTCCTGTCGTGTTCTGCGTAGGAATTGTCACCGGCGCAGGCGCGTTGTCGGTATCGATGAAGTCGCCGCCCACCTGATAGCAGGGAGCAACGGACTGGTAAGCCCCCCCATTGGTGGAACGCAAAACGTAATAGCATGATTCGTAATCTGCCCCTGCTGGAAGAATGATGCCGTTGAAGACAGTCGGCGGATTACCGCCGACCAGAGTTGAAGCGTTTGTTACCGTGTTGCTCGCCGGACCGGGTACGGTCATGCCCTGGCAGGTGTTTGTGGCAACGCTGTACCCCTGGCAAATTCCAATCTTGTAGGAGTAAGTGGTGGCTCCTGTCCCATAAGCCGTTGCCACAGGCGCTCCGCTAGGCGTGGTTTGCTGCACCACACTGATGTTCCCAGTCTGTACCGCATCGTTAAGAAGAGAGCCGAAGTCCTGGAATTGAAACTTGTTGTAGCTGTTGGTATCCTTTGCCCCCAAAATAGAATTCCCTGCATCGTACCCAGGCTCCGACAGCCCCCACCGCGGGTTGTACAACCCACTAACAGACACATAACCTAGAGTCGCCAACAGTTGCCCGTTAGGAGCCGGACTTACTCCTCCAATTGCCGGGCCATACAGAGCCGCATTTGTGTTCGACGGCTGCGTGTTGATCAGGCCGGAGGCGTTGATCTGAATCCCGGAAAAGCCCAGGTCAAATATATTTTGGCTGCAACCTACAGTCGCGCTCGACGAGTACCTCGCTATCGCGCCTGATGTAAACGGGGATGTGGCGCAAGGAGGCACCGGTGGGAAGTTTGAGTTATTCCCAGAAAATGGACCATAAGTTCCATAGCTGCTCACAATCCAATAATCAAACAGGCCGCCTGCATACCAGAAACCTACGTTTGCCGTCGTTCCCGATGATGCAGTACAAGTATTCCCAGGTAGCTGCACCATCTGCGCGGTCGATGGGCACGTCGTCCCCTCTGTAGAATCCGTGTAGGTAGTGACCGGAGCCGCTTGGCAAGCTGCCAGCGTAGCCGATGGATGTGTGCAAACATAGACAAGCGAGTTCGCAACCCATAATGCTTGAGGCAATGGACCGCCAGAAATGGGAACGCTCGGCCCAGAAGTCAGTAATGGCAAATCGACTCTAGCAGCCTGCCCAAAGGCGGAGACTGCGATGCAAAGCACACCTAGCGCAATCAGTAACCCTTTCCATGTATCGCGGGGCCAATCGCGCTCGTAGCAGATTTCACCAACGGAATAAAGAACCCGCAGCGCGACCAATCCGAGAATGAAAATGAGAATCACTGTTCCCCCTTTTTGCGATCTAATTGAAGTGCGCCACCTACCAGCGGGCGTAATCCGTTAGCCTTATTTAGTGTTCGGGCAAGAGTCATTTGCCCCTCTGGAGAGGCAATAAGTTCTGGCGCAAGGACGCCAGTCAAGCCTCCGGCAATGGCACCCGGAACGCCACCTTCGCGATATCCCTGATAGCCCCCAATACCGCCAAGCGTCAATGCCCCGGTATGTGCCCCAAAACGTTGTGCAGCCCGCTGGAGAGTGGGAGCGCCACGGCTTATTGATTCCGCCCTCTGCGCCACAGGAATCAAGCTAGAGATACGCTGGTTCAGCCCTGCCGACTCTGGCACGGTGCGGTCAAGTTCTTGGTCGAGAGCGTTGTATGCCTGTCGCCCGGTAGAGAGTGCGCTCTTATGTGTCTCTGGATTCCATGTTAAATGCTGATCGTTAAAACCTCTTTTGAGGTCGAGTAGTTGCCGGGGTGTAACATTTTCAGGAATCTCCGCGCCAGTATCGAAATGCCTAGATAACGTGTCGCCCATGTCTGTCAACTGTCCATGTAAAGCCGCCGCATTTTGACGCAAAGCTGTGTCAGCAGATGTGTTGATGATAGAACGCGCCGGCCGAAGCGAAGCAACCGGATTGGACTCGATTGTTGGCGGAATGGATGCGCTCATTTCCGGTTGGCGCAATAATGTTCCCATTCGCGTTGTCACCTGCTGAGGATTCTGGAGCGGTGTAACGCGCCCAGAAAGCTCAGGATGCTCCGATCCGCTTAGATAATGAGGATTAGAAAACGGCAAGTCTTCTATACTCCCACCTTCGCGGCGAAGTTGAAATGGCTCCTCTGGATTGACCCGTGCCGGAAATCCCATCGGGCTCATCTTAGGGTTGCGCGGAGTTGGCGCGGGCGCCAGTGGAATTTCTTCACGTGGAGGAGGTAAGAATCCAGCAATGCGTGGAGCAGGACGCACACTGGCTGCATCCGCCGCTTGTTCAAGTTGAGGGTTCAACTTCCCTAAACGCTCTTGTGCACTAGCAGCAATTGTGGATGGACGTATTCCACGTGTTTCATCCAACAACGCCGTTCCCGGAGTCTTGCCAAATGCGCGAGCCGCCTTGGGGAGTCCCAGTGCCGTCTCGGCGATAACAGGTGCCGCCGCTTTCAATCCTTGCCCAAGTACCTGCCCACCGGCTCCCATCAATGCGCCAGTAACAGGAGAGCCGCCCTGGGCCGTATTAACCGCACTCGATCCTGCTGCCGATGTCAAGATGTGCGCCAACGGATCAGCATATTTACCAAGTTTCGGAGCAAGTTCGGCCAGTTTAAGAGCGCCCTTTTCCTCCGCCTCTCCGGGGATCATAAACTCGGCTGTTTGTTCCAGCCCCTTACCTATTGCCCCGGCTGTTCCGTGCGTCTGGAAAAGCGGACTATTCGGGTCAGCCTTCGGTGCGCCCATCTTCTCGGCAAGCCAACCCGCAGGCCGCCCAATCGTGCTGAGCGTGTGAAGTGCCCCAGAACCGATCCCGCCGAAGAAATCTCCTACTCCGCCTGCTGCTTTCTGGAGCATTGAGGGTTCCGGCGGAGGCGCGGACGGAGCATTACCTTGGGGCGCGACTGTCTGCCAATCGCCGGGGTCATTCACGGTTTGCCAATCATTCGGCTCTTTTATTGCTGCTTTGGCTTGCCCGCTTGCCATGTCTCCCCCCCGTCTGTCGAATATCTATCCTGCCCGGTACTGGCCGAATGTTGGACAATTACCTGTGCGCCGCCCTGTGCTGGCTGGTTGCCGCCTTCGCCTCGTCCCTCTCTTTGATAACCCTCCAACCACTTGTCGGCGTGAAGGATACGAGCCTTCAAATCCTCTGGAGACTGCGCTTGGCTCAAATCTTTCTTGAGTCCTTCAATGAAATGCTGACCACCGCCCCGTGCCCCAAAGTGAGCTACCGCTAAAGCACTGGCGTACAAACCTAAATCCTGGTCAAGGGCCGCATAATCAGGATCGTTCATGCCGCCTTTTTTCACCCAAAAATTATTCCATCGCCCCGCTCCCGGCCCAATCTTTTCACTCAACTTGTCAATCTCTTGTAGCATGGTTGGGGCCATTTGCAAAATCGTGTCCGACATTTCCCCCCTAGCCCTGGAATTGTTGGTTACTCCATTCGCTCCGCCCTTCCCTCCACCTGTTGAAGCTACCCTAATCCGGGCAACAGCCTCACGAGTGCGATCCTGCGCGTCTTCGGCGCTTTTGCGCTCATCTGCGGCAATCTGAGCGGCTGTTTTCTTTGCCTCTGCTCCTGTTTGGGCTACTTGCTCACGACCAGCAACCGTCGCGTTTGTCGTGTTTTCTCTCGTCTGATTCCCGCTAAAAGTCTTTTCCATCAGCGCCCATGTAGCAGGAGTTTCCATCATTCCCTGAATCTCTGGATGATCTTTTACAAGAGCATCAGGCGGCGGAACTTGAACTCCCGCCGCCGTCTGCTGCTGTGCGCGTTCCGTCTGTGCAGCGTGTAGCGGAACTTCAGACTGTTGCGCTTGCGTCTCCGCCTCTTTCCCCGCGTTGCCAATATCCTGCGTTAGTGCCTGGTTCACGTGGCCCAACTGTGCAGCGTGGTAGCCCGCTGTGCCGGGAATCATGCGTTCTGCGATCTGGCCCGGAACTGTGAGCGACAATCCAATATCCCCCAGCGTGGCGAGACCTTGTGCACCGATGCCTAGAACCTTCCCCAGAACAGGGTGATTCGGCATGGCGCTTTCAATCCGCGAATGAATCTGCGATAGGCCGCTGCCTGTACTTAACAGCCGATCCCGCTCCTGTTCATCCCCCTCCTGCGTCCCACGTTGCGCTACAGGGCCGCTCTTCTGGCCAAAGGGTCCAAACACTACCGGCTGCTTACTGGGCGTCGGAGAGGGCATTGGCTTCTCAGGAAGGCTTATCTGCGGAGGCGGTTGCTGTCCTGCTGGCGGCATAGTGGCCCCTTGCGGCTGTGGAGGCTGCTGCGCCCCGCCCTGTGAAGCCATGAACGCAGCCTTGAGGGTAGGATTGTCGAGAATCGGATTGCCCGTCGGTTGCGGGATAATTGCCTGAGTCCCCATTTATCCGCCTCCCCCTGCCATCTCTGCCCCCTTCTGCGCGTTGGAATCCGCCTGCATATAGAGCTTCAGCCACGGATTGTTTGCCGCGCTCTGATCCGCACCAGAAAGCGCAGAATTACTCAGCCCAAGAGCGTTCTCTCCGCCGCTCAGTTCCGTGCTGTTGAGGCTACTCAACCCGCCCAATGCCCCGGCTTGCTTCTTCTGAGTAAGGTTCGCATCCGCCATTTCTGTGCCTACTGCCTCACGCGAAAGATTGCTGCCTGCTGAGCGCACTGCCGAGCCGATAGCGTTTTGCGCCGCTCCTGCGTTCCTCGTCCGGGCTGCATACAAGCCACCCTGCCCCACAGCACCCGCAGTTGAACCGCCTCCCGACTGCTGCGCGGCGGTATTCATGTTCGCCTTCTGCATTGGCGTATAGCCGGAAGGATGCGAGGCTTGGGCCTGTAGTGTCGGCTCCAAGCCACCGTAGATGTTTGCTGCGTTAGCGGTCAGATTGTTGGAAAGGTTCTGCGCCGTCGCACTGTTCGCCAATTGTTGGCCTTCAACACCCTTCGGCATTTGATTCCCCCTTCCAATCCGAAATGCTGTATGCTGGCCATGTTTTCTCCCACCCAAACCATTTTCTCAAATGCCGCCCGTAAGCCTTTTCGATGGATGGCGGGATGAACGCGAAACCTTCCTTGTACCCTTTGCTTGCTATAGTATCGCGTATTGCTCCGTGGAGTAACCTGATTCCTTCCATCTTGACCATCGGGTGCAACTGACCGGCTGGAGAAAGAAGGTATATCTCCAGCGTCCGCTGTGCAACTGCCGCCATGATAACCTCGCCGCGCTCGTCTACGACCAGTTCTGCCGCTTCGATCATAGGCGAGGAAAGATCGGGCATCTCAAACTCAAGCCCGCTCTGCGCGTAAAACTGGCGCATCATTTTCCGATCTTCCGAATTGGCGGCGCGTGTCTTCACTTTCCCCTCACTGGCGGCTTGCTCCCGCGATATGGTCCGCCAAACCCAGGCGGCTGACTAGCCCGCGTTGTTCCGGCGCCCTGCGAAGGAAGTAGCGATGTACCCCCCCCTCCTCCGGTCACAGTCTTGGGATAGCGAACCGCGCTCGAAGATAAGCCGCTCGGATAGGTAGTGCGGACCTGATAACTTGCTTTCAATTTTCCTACAGGCAGAATCCCGTTTCTCGAAGCCCCCACATCGTAGGTATGCGTCACTGTTCCAGCCGTGGCATCGATGCGATAAGTAGCGCCTTTGTAGAAATCAGCGTTGTGTGTAATCGAGAATTGGACTCCTTGAGGATGCGATACGACCTTCAACGCATCAGGCGCGGGCGGGGGAGCGGGAGTTCCATGCAGATTACTATTCGTCTGAGTCTCCAGGGTATTCACGCCAGAGATGATGTCCTTCACCATCTCGTGCAGTCTTGCACCTGCATCGTCAGGCAAAGTGTTACCTTTGAGAGAACGGAGCCAGTCGAGATTGCGCACCTGTAGAGGCATTATTTATTCACCCCCGACATGATGAGCTTGGCATCCCGCAGAAACGCGGTCAGCCGTGACATGACGAAACTATTGTCCGTGCCGGCAATAGGCGAACTGCTGATCTTGATTGCGATTCTTTCCCCGGTGCACATCCCGCCGCCAAATTGCCTGTCCTTGTAGAACCCCGGCGTCAATACTCGCGTCGTGCTGAGAGGCCACGGATTCGCCAAATCATCAGGATAATAAGTTGCTGTTACCTGCGAATTCACGTCTCCCGCTTGCGGCTGAATATAAGCCATCAAGTAGGCCAAAAGCAGCCGTTGTCCTTTGAGTTGCAGCGCCATTGCTTTTTCAGGGTCGATAAAAAAGTACGTTGTGTAATACGGGTAAATCTGACCAAAATCATCGTCTGTGAATTTAGCTGGATTCAGTGTGTAGACATTCCCATACCCCCCCGTCACTCCGGGAGTCTGGCCGTTGCCGCCGCCTACAACCAACGAGAGCGCACCGGCAGCGCGGTACAATCGTGCTGCGCAATTTGCCTGGATATGCCACGGTCCCCACTTGCGGGAATTGTCCGTTGCAATCAATTTTCCCGCAAACGACGGATGGAACGGTGGGCTGTTTGCTATTGACTGCGCACTGCCTAGATTCCGGTAGTTGAGAACATAAATTCTGTTCGGGGCGGTCGCCGTCCCTATCGGTAAGCCAAACATCAGCAGGCGTTGCACAGGGTCATTCACTCCCCACGCCGTCAGAGAAGCCGCCATATTGATTTGCAAACCATTGTTAGGCCGGGTCGGGTCGTACCAGTTCGGTTGGATCTCTTGGCTGATCTTTTCCGCCTGCCCGCCGCCAAAGATGATTGCTGCGCCCTCAGATGGCCATGCCATCCACTCATCGCCGCCGGACGCCGCCGTATCGTCCGCCTGTGAGTGCGTAAGTCCAAAAGCCGAGAGAACGCCGCAATTGGCCGCCACTTCGTCTATCTCCCAGCCGGAAGGCTCATTCGTTGCGCTGCCACTGGTTTCATGGAGTCGTCCTGTAGGAGCTTGAGTAAGCAGATAAAGCGAACTGCGCAGAATTTCCATGTCCATCAGCTTTGACGGATCATCCGCGCCGAACTCTCCCGTTGTGCCGTCAAATCCCTCTGGATTTTTGACGTAACTCGCATTGGCAAGCTGGTCGGTATAGGGAGTTTCTGTCGGTATCGGCCATAGTTCATCGACGGTCAGCGTATATGCGATTCCCGTTACAGAGTTGGCAACACTGAAAGTGAAGTCGCTTGGGATATTGAGCGGAGTTGCAGCCGAAAAAGTTGCCTCAAGAAATGAGCCATTCGCATTCATGGCGCTATTCAAGATTGTGGCCGTGGCGCTGAAACTGGTAGACACACTACTTAGCGTAGCAACAAAATTAGGACCGCCCGCCCCAACAAAGGATGGCTGGAGCCAGACCCGGATCTTGTAAGTCAGATTCCCGGTAAAGATTGGATCGCCATAGCAGTCCTGATAGGCCGACTGAGAAAGTGTTGTGGCAATGTTTGTGTTGGAAAACTCCCACTGTCCACCAGCGGGACGGCCCGCTAATGCGAGTACCGTGCCGCCATTCCCGGTAATCGTCCACCCCTGCGGCGCTGTCACTCCGGCGGCATCCGCATCGAAGCCCATATTGAGAAGATTCTGAATTGTGTTGCGCTGGCCCCACGTTGTCAGCCGCGAGAGATACGCGCCGAATCCGAGCGCCCCATCAAGCACTATCTGATTGGCGATATTGTTCCCAACGATACTTACACCGATTGCAGCATAGAGCGTATCATCCGAGAAATCAAGCAACACGGAAGTTGTTGTGTTGTCATCAATCTGCGTTGCCGTTGAAACGACCTGCCCTTCAAGCATCGCGGGAACTGGAATGTAGAAGAACGGCGGCAACTCTCCAGGAACATCAGGCTGCGCTCCAGTGAATAAAAGAATGCGCCCAACCCAGTTCGAGGGACCAGGAAGAATGTTTGAAACGCTCACATACTGGCCGCCATTTGCAATGAATGTGGTAAATGGCCCCGGCGCGGTGATAGCACCTTGCCGCGTAATTCCGCACATGGCGCATAGATGCAGACCGGGCGCACATTGACCAAATGGAGTTACCGTGCCAATTGCACTTGTAGAACCATTCGGACCTGGTTGAAAATACGTGAAAGTGGTTGCACTTGGAATGGTCGTAACAAAAAAGGTTCCTTCCCAAATAAATCCCACCGTTCCTGTTGCCCATGTCCCATCCGCGTAAGTCACTTGGACATAGAAGGTTGTCGTCGTCGGGCAGGAATCAACCTCGAAATATGTTGGGGTGGGCGTGTCATCTGGTATCGGCCATGCTACTGAAATCGTTCCCGTGTTGGTTGTCGCATCGATTACGTCGGGATCGGTTGCGGTGATTGGAGTTTGGTTATACGTCACTTGATTAGGAGACGGAACCTTTTCAACGGTAAAAGTACCATTGAAACTAAACGTCGTACTGCCTGTCGAAGTGGTGATCCCGTTGTTTTGAATAACTGAACCAGGGGTAAGATTGTGGCTGGCAACCGTAGTAATCGTCGTCACACCGGCAGACCATTGCGCACCGGAAACATTTGCGACGATAGCCGGTTCCACGCCGACAATCGAAATATCCTCTTGAGGAGCTAAACCATGTGGCTGTGTGGTAGTCACAAGCGCGAGACCGGGCGCTACTTCATTGTTGATGACAATTGAAGAGATGATCGCAACCGTCCCGCTCCCGGAGAGCGTGTAGTACACCGTCATTTGGTAGGGAATATACAAAAACACGCGATTCCCAAGAGCAATTGAGACAGCAAAACCGAACGAAGGATCATTGACTATAGATGGAGTGAGTGAGCCTCCCCACAAGTCACCCGCACCGCCATTGGGGAAATTTCCAATTGTGGGAAATGAAGGTATTGCGCTACTAGGTGTTTTCGCTGTTCCTATCTGACCGCTACTATTCCAGAGGGCGACCGCTGCAACGGTAGATGTAGATGTTCCCTGCGCCGCCGAATTAAAGTCGATTTGGACGCCTAGGATAGTCGCGTTTGATGGGATAGAAAAATTAAAGCCGGAGCATACCCAGGCCGATAACGGTGTCGTCCCAGAAAATACATCTGTGCGCCACTCGTTCCCGTCCCAACTCCAGTACGGGCCTGTTCCAGTTTGGCTCCCCGGAGCCGGAGAGGTTTTAGTCTGATTTACCGTAGTCGAATTAGAATCCGGCACGTTGGCAATCTGCGCCTGATACCCAACATTCAAGCCGTGGGGCGTAGCCGTTGCTGCTAACACCTGATTGGCGATGCGTGTGAGCGTATTGCCTGATGCAGCCATATTGACCGCTGGAAGGGCTACGCTGGTCACCGTGGGCGGCATAGCGGGTCCGTTCTGCGTCACGCGATCAAGATAGGTTCCATCCCATTGCAGAGGAACTTCCGCGCCATGCAGTCCGTCAGAGATTGCGATGTATACGCGCCCAAACGTGCCTGTGAACTTCGCATAGCTCCCCGGTGTGGATTGGAACAGTTGTGTGTATGCGCCCGGAGTAATGCTGAAATACTCAATCCAGAGAATCCCGTTGGAATCAAAATAGAGATTCTGAATCTGGCCAGTGGGTAGCGTATAGCTGTACATCCCGACGATTGTCGGCACGTAATCATTCGGCCCCCCAGCGGCGAAAGGAGAGGCCAAACACCGCTGGAGAGCAGGCCGCGACCCGACAGAGCCGGGAGCGAACGCCACATCGCCGCAGTCCGGCGAGATGTTTTCAGGAACCGCATTGGGCGAGACTTCCGTAACCCATGACCCATAGACGGTCAAAGGGACAGGAACCGCGCCCGCAGCGTTGATTCCCATGAATTATTGCCCCTGCGGGAACCATGCTCTGAACTTCCACACTGCCGCCGCAAGCGCAGCACTACCAGAATACGCATTGCCCTGCGTGTACTCTGTTCCATATGCGGTAGCGAAGCTCACTACCCCGTTGGCAATCGTTGTGCCGGGGCAAAAGACGGCGTTAAAGAATGAAGGCGCTGTTCCCGCAGGCGGCTGCTCGTAAATCTCCACCTTCAACGGAACCTTCTGCGAGAGCAGGCCAAAGATGTTGGCGAAGCTCAAGGTATCGCCGTGAGTTGCCGCGCCGCCATAGTTGCCGGAGAGCGTCAACGTTCCTTGATAAATCTGCTCACGCTCGGTTACGTCGGGAACTCCAAGGACATTCGCCCCGGTCCCGCCGCCGTCCAACGTCACTTTGACTGCCATAGTTCTCCTTTACCAGACCTGCATTCCGTATCCGTCGCCGCGCCTTCCGCAGAAAGGTTGGCGCTGAGTCGGAACGCGCTGTTTTTGTGAGACTTCGATGTTGTAAATCTGCCGAGCGGCTTGTTCCGCCTGAGCCTTGAATCCACCTGCCGGAGTGGTTCTTGCGCCATCAACCTCATCCGCTATGAAAAGTGAAAGGGCCGTTTTCGCCCGCATGATAGGGACCGGACGAGCAGACCAGAGAATCGATCCATCTGGGGAGGTTACAAAATCCGGTAGATAGATCGCCAGTTCCATCCGCAAATCCATAGAGTAGACTGAACCGGGCATGTACAGCGTGTTGTTTTCCCAGAGCCAATGGCCGTTATATACTCCCTTTTGCGTCTCACGCAAAGAGTCTTTGTCCATCCCCATAGGAGAAAACCTTGACTGGGAACCTGTAATCCTCTCTGCAACCTTGAGCGGAAGTATCACGTTTTGCGGAAGCACGGCCACATAAGGGGGCGCGTAGTTTGTGCCGCTTGCGTTGACGAATTGGCTCCAATTAAGGCTCGTCCATAGTGCCGGATCAGTCGAGTCCACCACAGGATACCCAACCCCGATGAATGGCATTTTGAGCGCGGAGTATCCGAGCGTGGCCAGAAACACTTGCAACTCTCTCCAGCCAGCGTTCGTGTATTCCTGCATGAAGGGCTGCGCATCGGTGAGAATATCGCCCGCCAGTGAGCCGATAGTGTCCCCCATTTTTGAGCGCACCAGATTCAGCACAGAATCAACGGTGTCAAACGGTGCGCTCGGCGCTGGAGGAGGAATCGGCATTACTTCACCTTCGGCTTGGCTGCGATAGCCGCCTTCAACTGCTCATCCGCGGCTTGCAGTTCGAGGTAGAGTTCCATGTTCACCACATGGCCGGCCTCGCACGTCGCCACATCGGGATCGCAGAGGCGTCCACACATCTTGCACTTGGTACGCCCAACCGGGTTCGCATCAAGCATCCATGGGGAATCCTGCGGATTGTCACGGCCAAGAATCTTTGCGGCCAGGAAGTGAACTTCGGGGCGTACGGCGCGGGAAAATAGCTTTCGGTCTGTGGCGTAAATGTCTCCGGCCCACTTCACAATCTGGCGGCACTCTTCCTCAAGCGCCAGGTGCGCGTTCCGCAACTCTTCTCGCGTCGGCACTTCATTCTCCGAAACAAAAATGCCAAAGCGAACAAGGCTGCGATGCCGAGGCTTTCCAATGCCAATCATCCGGCTTGCGAAACCGAGTTTCCCGTCCTCATCGGCACCATTGTCGTAGAGTGCTGTCATCTCGTCTTCCGACTTGATGACAAATTCCTCCATGGTTTTCGAGATTGGAGATTCCCACTGTCCCGTGACCGCGTTCATCACCAGCATCTCGACATATTCATCCCCGTTGGGACACGCGGGAATGGTGAAAGTGCCAGTTGACCCGGTATTCACAGTTTGCGCCCAGGGGCCGACATTGAAGATGTGGACTTTCTCTTTCTTCGACTCCTCAATGATCCGCAGTTTGATCGGGAGGATGCGCGATCTGCCGATGGACTGCTTTTGGCCGATTGCCCTGTCCGCCACGTCCGAACGAGGAACTTTCGGTAACGCCCTGTCGATGATGCTTGAAGGCATATTCTCTCCTTTAGAAACCGGCTACCTGAAGTTGCCCAGAGGTAGGTTTGATTGTTCTTGCGCCGCGCACGGGCAATCCCAGGCCCCGAGCATCTTTAAGCTCAGGGAAGGATTTTTGCGCCTTGACTCGTCCGCCGATGTTCGCAGCCCGGATACCTGATACCCGCTGACTGTCGTGCATCTTGTCGAAGTTCTGCTGAAATTTGTCCTGCTTCGCTTTTTCCGTAGCTTGCTGGATTGCCGCCTTATTCGCAGCCTGAGAGTTGGACTTTGCCTTATTGACGAGCGCCGCTACAATTCCCGCAGCACCAATCTGCTCCGGCTTGTTGAATGTCCACACCCACTGCCAATCACCGTTGGACGGGTAAGGCCCAGTGAGGCATAGATGCGTCTTGGGGTCTTCCCATGCAGCGCGATATTCAGGTTCGGTCTGCTTGGTGAACTCCTGAGCCGAAACCCACTTTTCCATGATCCATTTGTCGCCGATGTATTCATAACGAGGGCAAGAACGATAGCCGGTGAATTCAACAGCGCCCGTATCCGGGTCTGTAAATTCACCGCCTACCAGCCCGCGCACGGTCGGCGCAAAGACGATTCGGAAAAGAGGCTCATCCCTGCCGGGGATTTTCCCGTACTGCCCCATAGACATCGTAGGGTAGTGAGTAGGCTTGGGAATCTCCCCGCAGAGTTGGATGCTTTCAGTCACAAGTTCTCCCTACTGCCCATAGAGTCCGTGCTCGATGGCAATTCCATTCAAGAAGGCGTTCATTCTCGTTTGCACCCAAACGAGGTTAAGCTCAGCCACCATATAAAAGACCAGCCCGGAAGCCTGACCGCCCGACTGCCCAATGAGGCCGAAGAGCGTCTGACCGCCCACGTCGTAGAAGTCGATGGACTTGGTTTCGACCATGGAAGCGTTCTTGAGCGCCAGGAAGTCGATGTACCCCGGAACAGCGCGTTCGTTGATGAGCCAGCGGCGGCCTGCGATGGTTGTCGAGGCTTCCCGCTTGAGCATATCCTCGGACTCGGAACCCTTCATCTCAGCCATGTTGATGTGCTGGACGAGAAGAGCGTTCATCTCCCAGGCGTTCTGCTCATTGACGGTTGCATGGGCCACAAGCTCATCAGCATCCGCTTTCTTCTTGCCCATTGCCAGTTGAATCTGAGAATGGATGGCGCGGACGATCTGAGGGGTCAAGGCACCGTTGACGGGAATGTTCTGAGCAATGTACTTGCCAGACCATGCCGCACGCTGTACGGTCAGCCAGTTGCCGGTATCCGTGGCCACCTGATAGTAGCGTAGGCCGTTCAAGCCGGTGTTGGCCTGCCCGGAAGCTCCACTGACCATGAGCTTCATGCCGACAGTGATAGTTCCGGTCGGAACTGGATTCAGCAACAGGATTTGGTTCAGGGAAATATCGGAATCCTGCACTGTGATGGTTGCCACAAACGCACCGCCGACTGCTGTCCAAACGTCAATATCCTCATCGTCAAGGAACAGATTGGCGGAATTGACGCCAAGGGCGGTGATGTTGCCGCCAGAGGTCGCGATGCTGGTAACGGTGTCAATGGTGTTGGAAGCATCGCCCTGGAGGACGGTTTCGAGGAAGTCGGCAAACCGCTCCGGCGCAAGAGTGCGCGTGAGGGTAGCGAAGTTCTCGATTGCTTTTTCGTCGGTGTCGGTCGCGTATTCCGCCTGTTTGGTATAGCTGAAGGCGTGAATGTAGCAAACCGGGGTGATCTGGCCGGGAACCTGAGTAGGCCCGGAGCCAATGCCCATGTCAACGCCGTTCATGTTGCCGACACGGGGCTTGCCGCCAAGAGACGGCATGGTGGGAATCCTCGAAGGCCGGTCACTAACCGCCTTGATTTTGGATTTCTGGATTTCCTTCAACAGAACGGATTGCGAGAGAACGTAATTCTCAAGTTCCGGCCTGACGTATTCCTGCTCAGAAGCAAGTGCTTGTGCCGCATCTGCGATAGCCATGAAAATAACCTCTGTTTGAGATCATCCCCACGCTCTCTTCGCTTCCCGTATGGGAGAGCCAGCACGAGTGCCGCTGTAGCTTTCGCGTGTCCCGATGTACTACGCCCAATCTTCCAATATCGGTTTATGGCTTCCCGCTGCCTTCTTCGGACTGGGGTACTTCATCTACCAAAAAGCATATCACACGTACTACTTCCTCTTCCACTTCACCGGCTTTGCACGTCCTACGATGTAGGCGGTGTTATCGGCTTGGATGCCCCCGCGGCGGAAGTCCACTTTCAGGCCAAGGCGGGTAGGAGAATCTGAAATCCACTCATACTTGTTATTATCCGTCTGCTGCTGGGCCTGTACGCCGGGTTTCTGCGCTTGCTGGCCTGTCGCCGAAGCCTTCTTGCCCTGCCCAGACTTGCGCTTCGCCAGAACGTCGTCTACGGCCCTACGAACGGCACCGGGAATGATCTTCTTATGCTCGGATTCTACCGTCATGCTGTACGAAGTCTTGTTTTTGGCCTTGAGTAAGCTCTTAATCTTTCCCTGATAGGCTGTGTTTGCGGTCACACGCGCATTTATCTCGGTTCGCACAGCGTTGCGGATAGAGTTCACCTCTACCGGCGTGAATTTCACGCTCGGGGCAATCTTTTTAACCTCGTTCACGGTAAAAGACTCCGAACGGGGGCGGATCTCGCGCAACCACTCGTCATGCAGGACGTTCATCTCTCGCTGCTCAAGATTATTGCCCTCTGTTCCGGTTTTCGCGCCCGGTTGCTGGCCCTGAATGGCTTTTGGCGCTATCGGATTCTTGGCGGTCGTATTGATCTGCTCCACAACGCCCTTGATTGCCTTAAACGCCTCAATTACCGTTTGCAAGTTGGGCTCTTCGGAAGTTTGCGGCAAAACACGCTCCAAAAGAGCCAGTTGTAGTGGGATACCCGCGTTACCCAGGTAGCCGGACACGGATTTACAGATGTACGCCGAGAATCCCTCTGGGTTAACGTCTGCAAAGCGGTCCATCGCCGCAGGAATCAGCTTTTGGAAGCTCTCTGGATTGGCTTCGACCATCTGATTGATAAGTTTGGGGTCGCCGGATTGGAAAGCGCGGTCATAATCGCGCCAAAAGCCACGCTCGGCCAGCGTGTTTGAGATAACTTGCTCAATCGGAGTAGAGCCAGCCACGTACTCAGCGTCTTCGGGGTTATCGTCAAGCTGCTCAATCAGCTTTAGCCGCTCAACGGTTTTTGCAACGCCGTCAGGAAGCAGTTTTCTGGATTCCTCCCAGTGATGCAGCGCCTTTTTGACCTCGCGGTGCAAATCTGGAGAATCTTTCAGCTTGTCCTTGAGTTGCTTCCAGGTACTCGCAGCCGACGCTGGTTCACCATCAATCGACTCCGCCTGTTCCGCGCCTTCGACTTCCGATTCGACTCCCTGCTCAACTTCTTCCGCGCCCTCGGATTCGAGTTCCGCGCCTATATCAAGTACCGCTTCATCTGCCATTTTTCTCTCCTTTTAGACTGTTGCCGTTCCTCGCGTTCCTGGGGCTGCCGCGTTCTTCTGCACTGAACTCTGCGCCTCTGGTGCCGCTTCCTTGATTCCCGCCTGTGCGTTCATTTGAATCTTATCTTGCGGTGGCTCGTCCTTGAAGTTTATCGACTCGCTCGGCGGCTTCATCTGCTGTTGAGCCTGGGCCGCTGCCTGGGCCTGAGCCGCCATCATCTGATCGTGGACCGCTTTGTGCATCCTCACATTTTGGATACCGAGTGCGGCCCGTTTCAAGGCTTCTTCGGGTGCTTCCCCATCTTCCGGCTGAGCTACATTCATCCTCAACCAGCAATCCTCGCTCGATAGGTATTCTTGGCACTTTGCTGACTCCCACTTGTGATAATCGTCTTGCTCTGGCATTATTGACGGCTGCGGCTGTGGAGGAGTATACGGCGGGGCTGGTAGACCTTGCTGCTCGGCCTGTAATGCCTGCTCCGCGTGTTGAACCGCATATTGAGCAATTTCCTCTGGTGCTGGAATGTTTGGCGGTTCCTGCAAAAGCAGTTCAAGTTCTCTCGCCTGTTTCTTGTATGCGATTGCCGGGATGAACACCAAGTCTTGATTGCCATTGAGTTCGATGAACTCCTCCCAGTTGTCCGGTGACTCAAAAAGAGCTTGCCCAACCGGAGAAGCGGAGGCCATCTTCACAAGGTCGGTAAGATTCGCCCGCTTCGCCGCAGTGGTCTCCGGAAAAGATGAATCGGAAACATGGGCATGGAACTTGCCCTTTTTTAGTCGTTCCATCTTTACGGTGATCTTCGCCCCATCCTTACCAACGACTGCTATCTCTGTTCCATGGTCAGGATTCTTAGATGCCAGCCGCGCCGCCTTCTCTGCAATCCCCGCAAAGAGTATCTGCTCGTAAGCCCATGAAGGGCCAAGCATACCCATTGCCTGAGAGCGGTCCATCGCCTGCTGACTTGCCGTTGTCTCCTTATTGCTGGTTCCTTGGAGTACCGGCATAGCCCCAGTAATGTCTTGTGAAACTGCGCCGCGCAACTCCTCAATCGCTTGGTCGAAACCTTCTGGGGGGGCCGTTGGGTCTTCACGATGAACAATACTTTTAGCTATTTCTTGTTCTGGCGGTCCTTCTTTCAGAAGCACATAATCATTTGGACGGCTCCGCTGATTTGAGATAGCCTGATAATCTTCGTCGCTGCCCCGGAAATACGTTACACTCCAGCCGGTTTCGTAATTCTCCCTCTTGGCATTCATGTAGTCGTTATAGGCGTCTTGGACAACCTTCATCGGCTCCATCAGCGCCCCGCCGGTCATGCCATCGCGCTCCATCGGGAACACAATATCAATCGCATCGTCAGGGCACTCGTTCCAGCTTTCCGAGTATGACTTGCCTACATATTTAACGTGGCACCCATCGGGGAACAGTTGCAGGAACTTGTCGCGGTAAGTGAACTCTTTGTCATCATCTCGCACGTCTTTTTCATCAGCGCCAGGGTAAGCAGGGTCGAACATCTTGTCTTGGAATACTTCAGGGCGAAGGAAACCATTCAACTCGGTCGTTAGGTAACTCAGCGCCAGACCTGTAAGAAAAAATCCCTTTTTGGCTTGCTTGACTCCAATTCGCGCAAAACGATTCCAGTCCGATTCGCCAATGGACGGCTCCCCAGCGGTAATCTTCGAGCGAATCCAATCGTTCTGAGCTTTGAGGGTAAGAACGTTCTTGTCGTCAAACAGGAAGCAGTACGGCGCGTCAGCCCAGCACTTGCAGACGATAGGAACCTTGGACTCCATCGTTCCGTAAATGTCCGCCGTCTCCATTGAGCGCGGCTCATCCTCATCATTCAAGCCAAAACGCGCTTTGGATTTCAGCGTGTGCGTCCATGCGATTGTCCGGCCCGACATTCCCATCATGTAAGAGACGCGCTTCTGGATTCTCTTTATCGCTCCACCTTTTTCCGACTGGTCGAATATCTCCCAGAACCCTTCTGCCGTTTCAGACGCCTCGATGGACTCGGAATCCTGCTTATCCGCCGCGAACCCGATGCCGGGAGGATTCTGCGTCAGCACCGCATCGAGCGAACGCCAGCGAGAACGGAAGATGTTATACGCGCCCATGAACATTGGGCATTGAACATTCTGGCCATTCCCAATATCGACATATCCGCCAGCCGTACCAACTTGGTAAACACCTGTTGACCAGTTGGGGTAAACGTGCTGGATTCCGTCATAGTAGAAGCGCAAGATGCGGTCGAGCAGCACCTCGATGCGCCGGTCGTACATTTCCTGATCTTGGAGTTTCTTTACAATGCCTTCTAGCTTGTCAGTCAAGTCTTGAGGCATATCCCGGTTATTCTCCCCGTAGGTGGGAGGATCATCGGACTGCGGAACTGAGTCCATGCCGGTTTCGTCCGCTTCAAGTCCATCCGGGCGTAGGGCGCTAGTTGCGATTTGCGGCCTCCATTGCCAAGTTCACTACATCCTCACGCGCTAGAATCGCCGCTATTGCTCTTGCAACCACGTCACAGCATGGTTTCCCGTCGGTAATGGTGCTCAGGCAGTACGGGCATTGAATCAGGCAGTCCTTGGGAGACAATCGCGCCTCGCGCATCTGCTTCCACACGTAATCGAGCTTCTGCTGCCCGGTCATGCACTGGCAACACGGCCCTTGCGTGAGAGGGTTCCACATATGCCGAACACAGTATGCTCCGTTGTGGTTCATCTAACAACCTCAGCAATTCCAGTTAGCGCCCCGCGAAATACCTCTGTGAACATATTCACCCAAGGATCGCCCGGAAGTTCTGTAACAAATTTGTAGCCTCTTCGAGATACCGCAGAGTCGCTAAGACAATCATGACGATGATTGGGAGATGTGAATCCACATAAATAACAGATACCAGCCGATTCGCATCGTTTTACATGTTCTAGCGCCTGTTCATATGTCATCGCTGATACAACTTTCCACGCGCCTTGGACTTGATGCGCTCGGCTTCTGATTCGCTGATGTTGCCAGCGCGTTCCGACCGCGTAGCGCCGCTGATTGCTAGTCGAGCATGAAGTGGCATCGTTGACTGGGAAGCTGCGCCCAGGGCCGGCAAAGGAACTCTTTGGCATCCGCTTACGATCAGCTTCATAGAGCTTTGCCATACAATTTCCCCTTCCGCTCAGGCTTACCCTTCTCGGAGCCGGTTGCAAATTCGTGAAGCTGGTTTTTAGAGAGCTTGAGCAGCCCCCGGTTCCTCGAATAGAGTTTGCCGGGGGCGTGCTCCGCGATTTGCATGGCGGTCTGTTGCGCCTTCGATACGGACGGCATCGCTCACCACCTTATTGCACCGAAACAGAATACTCCAGGATCACCTTCAAGGTTCCTGTTCCTGTAGTGAAGGCTCCGGTTGCATTGGTGATGTAGATGGGCTGATTGAGCACGTTGGCCGCAGTAAGGACCGCGTTCAATACGCCGCTTTCATTAATCTCCTGCATAGTGGTTCCCGACGTAAGGAAAGCCGCAGCAACTGTCGATGCAAGAGCATTTGTGGCTGCCGTTGTACCATACCCGACAGTCAGAACGCCTCCACTCGCATAGGCTGTGCCGGTATTCTCGTCAACGAGAGTCGCCTTCAGCACGTCATAAAACAGGCCGGTGCCGGGAGCGGGAAGCAATAGAACCGGCGTTGCATTCAGAGCGAGAACCTGGGCATTGGTCAGAGTCACGACCTGCCGCTGGACGCCCATGCTCGTAAAGTATTGAGTCGCCTCAAATACTCCACCATCCGATGCCCTCACCACGTCTCCAGCGCCATGCGCATAAGTGAAAGTCGCCGTCAATACGCATTGCTGGTAACTGTTCGCCTGGCCGGTTGTGCATGATGCCGAACTCGGAGTGACAACCTCGTAGGTCGCGCCGGAGCCGATTGCGAACGGAGGATAGGTGGTCCCTGAAAATGGGTAAAGAGGATACGCGCCCACGCCGGTAGAGGTTTTTCCGTAATCCAGCGTGATTGAGTAGCTTCCCGAAGTTCCGCCGCCAGCACCAACAATAAGCG